AAAATCAGGTATTCCTGATAACGCTAAGTGCTCAAAGAAGACAAGTTCCGCATTAGCCACAGCAGCTAAGACTGCAGCGGTGGTAGGCACAATCGCTGCGGGTGGAGCTATTCTCAAAAGTCGTCGGGCCAAGAAATTGGGAATGTCAGGCAAGTCCCTGAACAAGACGAAGCCGCTGTCAAAAACACAACGACTCGCCTTCACAGCGAATAGCGCCAGTAAAGCCGCAGAAAAGTCATTTCAGAAGGCAAAAACGGCTGAAATCTATCGCACATTTGCTATTGCCGAGGCCGTGTCCAAATCAAGGGAGGCGACCCGAGCATCACTAAAAAGTGGTATGCGCCGTCACCGATTAACAGTGGAAGGGTTTAGGCGTAAGTCTGAACCTGGATACCGCCGTAGTCTCGGCTCCTTCTTTAAGAGCAAAAATAAGCGCACTAAAAATGTACGCGACAGAGTTGCCAAAATTATGGATAGCTACAAAAAGCCCCGCTATTAACCAGCCTTATCATGTACGCAACTGACATTCAAAACGACAGTGCAGATCAATTTAATTCTGCCCGTCTAGACAAGCCCTGCGGTGCTTCTTATATCCCTAAAAACGCTAAGTGCAGCAAGGGAGTAGGCCAAGCAAAAAAGCCTCAACCTAAGAAGGGCACATTTGGTTTTGTTGAGCATACCCGCAGTGAAAGGAACAGGGCAATCCGCCTGATTGCAGGCGAGCGCTTTAAAGGAGAGGGTAGGAAAGAACTTTCAACACTAACTAAAAACTTCAAAAAGAACCCAAGCGCAGATCCAGATATGCAGCTCGTCAACAAAGTTGCAAAACGCGAGCTGTTTAATCGCAACGTCCGTAACGTCCGCAACGTTGCCACAGTCGGCGGAATAGCAATAGCTGGTCAAATGCTAGGACGACGTTTAAAAAGAAAATAAAAAGATAAGATACGCATATACATAGCTACATAATCCAGCTATTAAGTAATCTCATCATGTACGCAACAGATATTCAAAACGACAGTGCAGATCAATTTAACTCTGCCCGTCTAGACAAGCCTTGTGGCGCTTCCTACATCCCTCAGAATGCTAAATGTAAGAAGGGTCCGGGAAAGAAAGCTGTCAAGAGAAAACCCGGTTCAAACTCTCCAGAGAACCACGGCGGTGAACGGGTTAATCCCTCACCAGGCTATGCGAAGTTCCTAAAGAAAAAGGGAATCAATCCTTCTAAGCTTGGAGGCAATAGCCCTAAGGCCCAAAAGCTTGCTGAGGAGTACGGCAAAACCAAAACAGGTAAAGCAGCGTTTAAGAAAGGTGCCGCAGAGTACGAAAAGGAACAAAAGGAGAAACGTAAAAAAGGAATGAGGCGCGTGCGAAAGGCGCTTTTAGCGGGTGCAGGACTTGGTCTTGCTGGCGCTCTTTTAATGAGAAAATAAGGCGACCATATAGGGGCTTTTCAGGGGAGAACTGAGTCATGCGAAAAGCGATTCAACTTTCCCCACGCATTCGCTATCTCCCGCTTGAAGATGAGGAGGGCGATATCGGTGTCATGTTCCTGATGCCCGGTGGAGAAGGTGAGGAGAAAGCTAGGGTAGTTTCAATCGTAGATAGAGAAGACTTCAGGTTTTTCTATAACGAGTTTCGCGTCAAGGAGGACCGGCAGTACCTGTGGGGCCTTTTCAATGAAGAAAAGATCGGTTCTAGCGAAGGCAATGGTTGCTAGGAAACCTAGAGCCGAACATGACTCAGATCAAACCAATCTGATATCTGCTACATAGGTCTAACTGATTCACAGTATTGACCTGTATCAGCACTCAAGCTTCACATCGAGGAGCCAAGGGTGAGCACATGTTTGAGGGTTACTTCCTTGAGCAGGGTATTTTTATCGCCACTCCCAAGCACGATCTCCATCGCGTCGACTTTGTCGTCGAATGGAAGGAACAGCTTGTAAAGGTGAATGTAAAAACACTGCACTGGAATCCAACAAACAATGTTTTCAAGGCAGAAACCAGAACAAGTTGTCCTGGTGGACGCCGCCCCTATACGGCTGACGAGATTGATTATTTCGGCATCGTCAGTCTTGAGTATGGCTTTATATGGATGATTCCTCTATCAGCTACTAAAAAAAGTACTGGAATGAGTTGGCATCCACCAGAAAAGAATTACAGAAAACGTATTGACAGTTTCAACTGGAACCCATTCTTAGTGGCAAAAGTAGCGACCAATGTGGTTGAATCACTTGGTCCACGAATGAAAAACGAGTTGCAGATCGTTCCATGAGCGAACTGGAGCTAATTTTCGATAGATACCACACTAGAATAGTTGAAAATACTGACTTCGTTAAACTTAGTTAGTATCAGGGTATGGAGACTGTAGCTCGCTACGATTACGGCCTGATTTCTAAATCTGAAATTTCAGAGGAAGGATATCTAAAGGTCTGGTGTAAGGCTGCCCGAACGGGAACTCAGCTTTATACAAGGGGTGACGGCACTCAGTGCCGAGAATATCGCCCCGAAGATGAAGTATCGAAGCCTGAGTCTCTAGCTTCCTTTGGTATGAAAGCAGTCACAATGGGGCATCCCCCTATTTTGCTTGATTCCGGGAACACAAAGATGCATCAGATCGGACATGCGGGTTCGCAAGTTCGATATAACGATGGATTCGTAGAAGTAGCGCTTCTTGTCACTGATAAGAACGCAATTGAAAGTATCCAACGTGGCGATGCACAAGAAGTCAGCAGCGGTTATCGCGTTGACTTTGATCCTACCCCTGGTGTTTCACCAACAGGAGAAAGTTACGACGGCGTTCAAAGAAACATTCGCGTTAATCATATTGCGATTGTTCCTAAAGGACGTGCTGGTCGTGACGTTCGCCTGATCCTCGACTCCTGTGATCGCAACGATGCGATTGCATGGGACGAAAATCCATCGAATTCGCCCGTATTATCCATGGCACGAATCCAACTCGATGGCCTGGATCTCGAACTTCCCGCAGAAGCTGCTGGCTCGGTCCAATCCTTTGTTAAAGAGGCTGGACGTGCCAAGGCTGATCTCCAGAGCAAGCTGGACTCGCAGGAAGAACAGATTCAAGCCGTAGTCACAGAGAACGAAGAAGCTCTTGGTCGCTTAGATGCGGCGCTTGAGCGAATCGAAGAACTAGAAAAGCAAATCACTACTTCTGCTGAACCAGAAGAGCAACGTGATGATGCTGCAGACATTAATGAGGCTGTCAACCAGCGCCTCTCCACCCTGGACAAGTTCGCTCCCATCCTTCCAGAGGAATACAAGTTCGACGGCGAAGATGAGCGAGGCATTATGGCCATCGCTTATGAAAACGTCTTTGAACAAGCTCCTCGTGAAGACGCCAACAATGATTATTTGTTAGGTGTCCTTGACGGTGTACTCGCCGCCATGGAAGACGTTGAGGATGACGAAGAGGAAGTTAAGGCTGACGCCGAATTTCAACCCGAAGAAGAAGGCTCCAACGTTGCTGAAGTCCGTGCAGCTATTGCACAGGTTCAAGCAACCGAAAAGCTCGATTCTGGTGACTCCTACCGCGAGCGCCTAATGAATGGTTGGAAGTCCGATCTCACTGCTCACGTTTGATAGGAGCACAAAAATGGCAATTTCATTCACCGATACCACCGTTTCCAATCCTTCCGGTGCCCAGGGTTCATACCCCCTGGATCTGACCAAAGGTCATGAAGGTTTAATAGCAGATCTACAGGCATACGTCTCTAGGTCATACACCAATGAATCCAGCGCTGTAATTCCTTACGGCCACGCTGTGATCATTGATGGCAGTGCCACATCTGGTCTAGGTGCCAAGCTTCCGGCTGGCGCCTCCGCGACTGACGTGCTGGGCATCGCTGTTGACAGCAATGTCTTTGAAAACAGCGCTAGCGGCACATACACATCTACGCCTTCCACCAAGACCGCAGATGGTCGTGTTGGCTATGCCGACAAGCAGATGGTCAACGTCCTTTCTAAGGGTGTTATCTATGTGTTTACTACGACCACAGTCGCTCTCGGCGATGACGTTCGACTGTTTCACACTGATTCCGCATCGGCGTCGTCCAACAAGGGCTACAAAGGTCGGTTCACCAAAACCGCCGAGGCAGGCAAGACCTTTGAGGTCACTGCAGGTGCTCGTTGGTTGAGCGCCGCTGCAGCCGGTTCTATCGCGCTGCTCGAGATCGACATCCCGACTCTCACCGTTTCTGCTGACTCATAAGAGGCCTTAACCATGTCCGAAATTCGGAACGACGACGTCGGCCTGTTCCTCGCACGCGAGCTAGAGCAAGTTCTTGCCCGCACCTTTGAGGTTCAATACGCCGATATTAAATACAGTTCTGTGCTTCCTATCTCAACAGAGGTAGGTCCAGGTGCAGATTCATTCACTTATCGCATCTTCGACAGCCAAGGCAGCATGAAGCTGATCGCCGACAAGGCATCAGATCTGCCCCGCGCTGACGTGTTGCGCAAGGAAGTCACCCATCAGGTTCGTAGCCTGGGTGCCTCCTTCGCCTACTCCATCCAGGAGACTCGTGCCGCCGCCATGGTGCCCGGTATGAACCTGGAGCAACGCCGTGCAAACGCTGTGCGTCGTGCCTACGAGGAGAAAGTTCAGGCTGTCGCCTACTTCGGTGACGCTGCCGTCTCAATGGACGGCTTCCTGAACAACGCAAACGTCGACAAGACGGTGCCTGACAAGTGGTTCGACACCGCAACCACTGACGAGATGTTGGAAATCCTCAACGAGGCTCCTACGTCAATCGTCCAGGGCTCCAACATGAAGGAGAGCCCAAACACGATGCTCGTCCCTTACGACGTTTATCGCATCATCTCTACGACTGCTCGCAGCACAACTTCTGACACAACTGTCATGGAGTTCTTCCTGCGCACCAACCCTTACATCCGCTCCATCGAGCCGATCAACGAGTTGGAAGCATCCAAGTCTTCACTGACTAAGGACCGCATCGTCTGCTACGACCGCTCCCCCGAGAAGGTCCAGCTCCACCTGCCTCGCACTCTTGAGTTCCTGCCTCCTGTGCGGAACAACCTTGAGTTCTCAGTGGCTGCCCATGCCCGCATCGGCGGTGTCGCTCTTTACTACCCCAAGAGCGCCCTCTACGTCGAGAAGGCCTGATAACTCACATCTGATCTGAACATGATTATCACCTACACCCCTCAACTGGAAAATCCCCCACGGGATAAAGACGTCGTCCTTGGTTTCTCCATCATTGGGGCCAAGGCAGGCGGCACTGAGCGTATCCAACTCAAGTCAGGGGTTAACCGCGACGTTGACCCTGCCGACTGGGAAAAGATCAAAGGAATGCCCCTAATGGGCGAGCTTTTGTCCCTCGGTGCAATTCAAGTTCAAGAGGACGTGGAAGTATGTGAGATGCCTTCCGGTGAGATCTTCGGTGGCCTCCAAACCATGCCACTTAAAGACGCCCTTACAAGCATCAACAAAACCTTCGATCTTGATCTACTCAATGAGTGGGGCAGGGCCGAGAACCGTGTACGCATCAAGAACGCAATCGCCAAGCGCGTTAAAGCCATCACAGAGGGTGAAGGCTAATGACAGTCACCGCCGCCACATTCCTTGTTCGTTTTCCCGAGTTCGGGAACATTGATAACGGTGTGGTGACGACTACTGTCGTTGAAGCCTCTCGTCTCTGCGATAGCGACGTATGGGATGACCAACATGATGACGCTGTCAATTACTTGACGGCTCATCTATTGGCATTGCGCACCCGTGCAATTGGACAACAGGTAGGTGCTCTTCCAGCCGATGGAAGTTCACAAAACATCCTGATCTCCACCACATACGGCGGTGTTTTCTGGGATATGCGTCAGGCACTAGCCACCACAACAGGGTTCGCATACTGATGGGAGCTTTCGCACCTTTCGATAACTCATCCCTGGACTTCGCTGTCTACAGCTCTTACGCTATAGACCCCCAAACTGGCAACCGTGTCCCTGTTAATACAACAGAGACTTACGCGGCAAACGTACAGCTACAACCTGTTCAATTGTCATCAGATCCTGGTATAGATCAGAGTGATATGTCCTGCAAAGGTCGTCTCCTCTCTCCTACTGTGTTCAGCACGAAAGTAAAGGTCGGAAGTATTGCTACATGCACCGTTAACGGTATATCTGGCACTCTTCGCCTTACAGATTTAGGCAGTAACACTCTTACTTATGCTCGTAGCACTCTTCATCAAGAGTTTACGGGTGTTTTTGAGCAAAATGGCAAGGTTGGGTAATCATGGCAGCACAGAAGAAGCTAGACAAGTCAGCATTTAATCAAGCTGTTGCCGTAGCTACGCAAGCTCTGGTCCAGCGTCTTTCCGTGGAATACACGAACGAAATTTCTACTGCAAAGTGGGAATGGGTTGACGGTAAGAAAAGAGACATCGTAGATACCGGCAGGCTTCGCGCCAGTCAAACAGTTCGTCGTGTAGACGACGCTAAATTTGAATTTAGTTGGCCAGTTGAATACGCCACACAGGTGCATGAAGGGGCCAAGTTAAAAAGTGGAGGCGAATGGCCAGCTAGGCCATGG